CTCGCCTTCTTCGGCAAGCTTGAGCGAGACTTCGCCCGTAATCGGGGAACGAATCTTGGTTTCTTCGAGGTAGGCTAAGCCAAAGCGGAAGAAATGAGACAAGAAATAAATCTGTGAATATGGCCGGAAGCCTTGATTTTATTGGGTTTGCTTGTCTCATTTGACCCGATAAATTTGGGTTTTACGAATTTTCCGTTTTTTCGCAAATTTCGCGATTTCTTCTTGCTCGCAAAAATGTCTCACAAATCATGAGACATTTTTTTATTAGTGAAATGGCGTTTTTAGACCATTAAAGCTGTTTTGAATAAATCCACAAAAAAGAGGTGCGGAAATCGGGTGCGGAAATGAAATTGAGCTTTTCGCGCTTCGTGGGAAAAAAAAGAGGCAGGATTTTGTATCCTGCCTTTAATTTTTTTGCGGGTGGAGAATCTAGCCTTCGGCTTTTTCCGCTTTTTTCTTCTGGAACATTGCGGAGAACTCCTCGATAGTGGGTACACGGAGTGTTCCTTTGCCGTAGGGGTTCGGAGAGCGCATCTTGACGCATCCGGTGCCAATTTTCTTGCTGGTGTAGTAGTGCTTGACCATTTCCTTGACCTCTAAGGCGTTGAACGGGTATTCGAACCTGTCAAAGCCGTAAAAGTTGAGCACCGTGCCTATATGCGGATCATTGAAAACGAGGTCTTTCTTTTGCCGGGAAAGCCCTGCCGTTTTCTTGAGCAGCAGCGGGAGGAGGAGTTCAAGCTTGTTGTCGGTTTCGGTCTGCTCCTGCGTCTTCTGCTCGCCCTGGTAATCCTTCCAGTTCCTGAGTGCGGCATGCCAGTCGGAAAGCGGGAGCCCGGATTTCATCTTCCACCCTGTCATTGCATAGTAGTTGTAGAAGCGCTTGGCGCAATCGGCAGACTTGCCGAGCTTCGCGGCATACTCGACGGCTTCCTCTTCGCTCGCCGGACGGTTGCCAACGTTCGTCCGGGTGTTCTTGCCCGAGCGCTTGACTGAAAAGATGCAATAGTCTTCCTTGATGCCGTCGATGTCCTCGGAGTGCATGATGACGGTGATTCGAACGGTGAGGCTCCTGCCTGTTTCCTTGCCACCGTCGGTCTCCAGAAGCAGCAGGCGGTCGCCTGCACTGTAGAGACGGTCAACCTTGCGGATTACGAATGTCAAATCGCCGTTCAGGAGCGATTCAAAGTTCTTTTTTCTCACTTTCAATACGTGTTCCATGGTGTTTACCTCACGAATTGCCAGGATTGCGGGGCCCTTTTGATGTGCAAGTCTTCGGGATAGAGCCAGTCGGGGCCGTATTCATCGACGCCGCAGATTTCCCAACCGTAGAGCTTCCCCCTGCCTTTTGCCTTGTATTGTTCGATTTCTTCGAGCGAAAGGCACGAATTTTCGACGATCTTTGGCGTTATTTCGGTGATTTCGTGGCAAAAATTAACGGATATGACGCCCGTGATGCTTTTCAGGTCGGTTTCGTAGAGGTAAACCTTGATTTCGCCTTTTTCGAAGCCTTTTGGGGCAGTCTTGCGGAGTTCCAGTGTCTTTTCGCCGCTGTAGATCAGCTGTGCCCACTTGTGGTGGATACTCATAAGGATTTCTTTCATTTTATCCTCCATTTTACAGCAGTGCGTTCACCTTGGCGGCTATTTCGAACATGCGCTCTTCCAGGTATTGGCCCGGGCAATCCTTCTTCGCGAACCACTTGTGGATGGTCATGTTCTGGACGGGTTCGCCGCTCTTGTCAACCTTGCCGACAAGGGTCTTGTCGTGGAACCAGCGGAGCTTCTGGATGCCGTTCCTTTTGCAGATGTCGGCGACCAGGTAGACGAGGCTCGAAAACGCAGCGTCGGTTACGCTGTAAGGTGCCTTGTAGTCGCTCGACACCTCGATGGTGACTGCACGGTTGTCGTTGTCCGCATTGCTTGAACACCATCTGCGGTCGGTTTCGTCGACATAGAGCGCAATGTGGCCTTCGTCGTCGATGCCGTAGTTACTCGATGCCATGCGGGCGGGTGCTGCGAAAATCTTGCCGAGCGCACGTACATCGATATGGCCTGCGGTGCAGTGTATTGTGATGGTGTCTATCTTATGGTTACGAGGAGAAGTCCTGTTCGGGCTTATCTCGGTATGCGATACGAGCGGGCTGTTCATGGGTTCTCCTACATCGATAGGGCTATCTGGCAGAGTACGGTCACGAAAAGTGTGAGATAGGCGACACAGTAGGCCGCCTTCATGACGGGTTTCATCTTCTTGAAGAACATATTATCCGCCTCCCGTTGAACCGCTTGATGGAGAAGCCCTTTTCGTCCAGCCACTGGAACTTCACGAGTCCCTTGTTCCTGTTGTAAATGTAACCCTGGTCCTCGTCGAGCCGGTTGTAGTGCGAGCCTGCGAAGAACTTGACTGCATAATAGACCGCATGGCTCTTGACGGTTCCCAGGCCGGCATGTTTCAGCATTTCGAGAAGCAGCCTGTCTGCAAGTTTCTTGCTGGTGAAGCCGTGATAGTTCACGTCGTGGATTAGCCAGGCGAGCGCGAGCTTCGTGTCGCCGATTTTCGGGATGAATGGGTTCACTATGGAAGGACCGCTGCGGAAGTCGGTGACGTAGGTCGGCAATATGTTGTAGACGAACGTCCCGGGAAAGCACTTGGCCTGGATTTCGATTCGGAGCGGATTCTTTATGCTGAACATGTTTTCACATCTGGAATATCGGTTCCACATGGGTCTTGACGGCTTGTAGGCGAGTTTCATTCTTTCTCCTGGATTGAGTTAAGTTTGCCTCCATTCGGAGGCTAGGGTCAGTGCGGGGGCTCGAACCCCGCCGGGCTCCGGTCACAACTCCGGGCCCGTGGCCAACCGCAACCGACCGGGTTAACCGTCACGAAAATGGCTAGAACGTGACGGTTATGGTAAGGACTGCCGCAGCCACCCAGTAGACGACCTTGCGCACGTCCATGTCAACGATTCCGTAGACGACGGCTGCCGCGAGGTCGAGCAGGATGAGTACGAGCGGGAAAACCTGCGTTCTGTTCATGGTTACTTTTCCATCTTTACGGCGAGGTCTTCGAGCGCCTTGATCGGGCTGGAGCCGACACCCTTGACTATCGGCTTGCCCATTTCGTGACGGATTGTGACCGCGTAGCCGAACTGTGAATCCGTTTCGAGCGAGATTTGTCCCTTGAAGAGTTCAAGGATCCTGTAGGCGTCGTTATTTATCATCTGCCTTCTCCTTCTTCTCGGCTGCGACTGCATCGTTGAAGTTCAGCACGACGGTTTCCCAGATTTCGCCGGAATCCTTCTTCACCTTGCGCTTGAAGTTGATGGACTGCTTGGAGGACTTGACGATGATCGACTCTTTCAGCATGCGCATGGCCTTCTTCCATTCGGAATCCTCGATTTCGAGGTGCAGGAGCTTCATGAGCATGGCGGTGTTCACACGGCCCTGCTTGTCGACGTTGAACGCCTGCGTAATGACCTTGCCGAGGTTCTCGTCGATGCCGTCGAGCCGCCCGGCAATCCACTTGTCCACGATGGTTTTAACCATCTGGAGCTTTTCGTCGAAGCCGATGTTGTCGTCGATGCGGCGCTCGATGCAGAGCGACTTGTCGAAGTTTTGCAGGAGGATGTTGCCTTTCCAGTTCTCGCGGACGCGGTTCTCCTTCGCGAGCTCGTCGAGATACTTGTCGATGGAACCGACGATTTCGCACTTCGTCTCGGCAATCTTTTCGGAGAGCTTCACGACCTTCTTGAAGGTGCGTTCGACGAGCTGGTCGCGTTTCTTGTCGGTCGCGGGAATGTACTGTTCGGGAACGGGGCGGCCTCGGTCGTCGAGCCAGTTGCCGTCTTTGTCTTTTGTTGCCATAGGATTACCTCTGGTTAGTGTTCTTGTTTCGGTTAAATTCTTCGGGGCTCTGCGCCCCCATGGCGTGTATCGCCTTGATGAGTATCTTCGCGTCGTCCTTGCAGATCCAGCTGATGACCTCGACTCCCGTGAGTCGCTTGCAGAATGCGTTCAGCGTCTTGCTGCGGGCCTCGGAAGTCTCTGCGCGGCTGACCTGCGCCCACATCGCCTCGATTGCCCGGAGCTGCGCGGGGCTCGCCTTATGCCTTGCCCTGCCGGAGAGTTCGCTGAACTTCTGCACGTTACCGTGCACCTGTTCGCGCAAGCTCCTGACAAGCGCGAAGCGCTGCTGTGGCGAGAGGTCCTTGCTGCTCCTTACACCGTAGCGGTCGGCCAGCATGTCGCGGTAGGCAGCGTCGTCGAGACCGAGAAGCCGCACAAGCCCGTGTATCTGGCGGAACTGTTCGGCCCTCCTGTCGGCTGGCGTCGTCATCTTGCCACCACGAGCATCTGCGACGCTGTGTCCAGGACTTCGTTGTCGAGGGTGTCGCGGTTGTTGTTGCGCATGATTTCCTTGCTCCACATCACGAGGTGCGAAAGCAGGCGGAAGTTCCTGCGGCAGATCTGCGCGGCGTGTTCAATGCAGTTCGCCTCGAAATCCTTGAAGCGGCTCTCGATGTAGGATTTCACGTCGGTGTTGTCCAGGAGCTTCGCACGGCACGGTGCGCTGATTCGGCTGTTCAGCTGGGCGTAGTGGTTCTTGTCGCCCTGCACGTTCTTTTCTAGCCTGGGCATGCCGCAGAGCGCGATGCCCACGCCCGCCTTGTCGTGGACGCGGCGGATGAGTTCGAGCGCACGGTAGGGCAAGTGCTCCGCCTCGTCGATGATGATGAGACGGCCCGAATCCTTGAGCTTGTCAACGACGCGCACGAGCTTCTGGTGGAGACTGCCACGGTCGTCGAGACCGAGTTCGGCACAGAGTTCGTCGAAGAGTGCCTTCGCGGTGTAGCCGTGGTCGGCCTCGATGAAGATGATGGAGGGGTGCGCCTTCGCGAACGCCTTGAGGGCGGTGGTCTTGCCGCATCCGGCGTCGCCCGTGAGCATCCCGCAAATCTGGTGGCTGAGGACCAGCGAACAGAACTTGTGGATGGTCTTGAAGCACTTGGTCTGCACGATGCCCTCGTTCTGCTTGATGGTGTCGCGCTGCGCCTCGATTTCCAGGAAGTCCTTCACCTTGTCGCAGATGGCGTCGATGTCGCCGGTGTAGGTGCCCTTGATGAAGTAGCTGAGCGTCGCGGGGCTTATGCCCATGGCGTTAGCCACCTTGGTCTGCGATGCCCCGTTGCGGGACATGTATTCCTTGAGCTGTTTGATGATTGCGTCCATATTCTATCCTTTATGGTTGCGGTGTTTGTGTTGAAAGGGGGTGCCTCCGGGGGCGGTTTTAAGGAGGGAGATAATCGTGTCGTGGCTACTGTGCCTGCCCCCATCGGCTAATTCCTAGAGGATGCCGTGGTCTGCAAGCGATTCCTTTACCCTGAACCAGGTTCGGACTTCGCTCTTGAGCAGGCCTACCGGGAACTTGCCATTGTTCTTGATGATTTCCAGGGCGATACGCACGTGCTTCTTGGCTACGGGCCCCGCCACGGCGCGGTATATGCGGAGCATGGCTACCGTATCGATGTTCTTGTCCATTTACATTGCCTCGCCGGTTGAAAGTTCGTCCCAGAGGTCGGTGGATTCGCGTTCCTCCACGTCGTCCCCGAGAAGGTTGTAGAAGTCCGCGTTGCCCACCTTCCTGTCGGTCCTGAGTTCCTGCGCGTCCTTGTCGTGGCGCGTGAGGTGCGTGGGGCCCTGCGGCACGAAGATGTCCTGCGGGCCCACGGCGGTGCGCATGGCGCTGATGTAGTCCGCCGCCTGCTCCTTCGTCATGTCGGGGCAGATTTCCTTCAGGAGCTTCTCTTCGTGGCGCTTGCGGGCGACACCTTCGGCAATCTGTGCCTTGCCCACGGCATCGTCGTCCTTGACCATGGCTCCCACGGCGCTCTGCAAAGCGCATTCGCCGATGAGCTTCTTGTTCTGGTCGTAGCACCAGGCGGTGCGCATGTCGTCGGGATCGTAGCGGAAGATGACCTCGCGGCCCTTCCACACGGGCATCCATTCGGCCCAGTACCAGGAATCGAGCTGCGGGAGGTAGAAGCCCATGTGGCGAATCCTGCCCGACACGGTACGGCTCACGAGCATCGACAGCGTATCCTTGGAAACGCGGCGCATCGGTTCGCGTTTGACGATTTCTTCGTTCCAGAGCTCCGCACGGCTCCTGCCCTTGTGGTGTTCTCCCTGGCACGGCAGCCCGGGGAATACGTTCGTCATGTAGTCCTGCGCAAGGCTCTCGAACTCCTCCCAGGTGGCAAAGTTCCCGCTCTTGAGCACGCCTTTCAGCGGTTCGGGCTTCTCGACCACGGTGCCGCCCTTGAAGCTGTTGAACAGCCTGTCAAAGCCGTTTTTAATGACCAGGAAGTTGCGTTCAATGACCTTTGCACGGGCGTTACGGACGATGGCGAAGTGCATCTTGATTCCGAGCCGGCTTGCGAGCGATTCGGCGTATTGCTCGTCTTCCACGATCTGGTGCCCGCGCGACTGCCCGGAGAAATCCTTGTTGCGGTATTCGCGGCCATTATCCACGTAGATGTTCTCGGGAATGCCGTAGCGCTGGATACCGTTGCGGAGAGCCCGCAAGGTATTCTCGGTGCCAGGAGCGTCATGGTGCAGGCACCATCCCATGGGCATGTACGTCTTGAAGTCGATGAACAGCGTGATGTAGCAGGTGGCGGGCTTTTCCTGCCCTTGCACCTTGACGAACACGTCCCACGTGCGGGTATCGCCCACCCAGACTTCTCCCGCCTTGAGGTCGGAATAGTCGCGGTCGAGGTGATATCCCTTGTTGTCGTAGAACTTCTTCTTGCCTTCGCGGGCGAAGTAGATGACGTCGGGTGCATACTCGTTCTTGAGCCTGCGCACGAATGCCGACTTGCTCGGAAAATCGGATTCGTCCTTGCATTCGCCGCGTTCCATCGCCTTGCCGAGCGCAATCATCCAGCTGGAGTAAACGCTTATCTTGTTCGCGGTGAGGTAGGCCGTCTTGAAGTCGTCGAACATCGCATCGGTCACGGTGGACTTCATCGTCTCGCGGTGGTTGATGAGGGCAATCTTGCCGCAGTCCTCGACAGAGGCACGTTGACGGTAGATGCTCTTGATGCTCGTCTTCATTTCGGGGTGGGCCTTGTTCCATTCGTCCACGAAACGCCCGAGCTCCTTCGTGCCCGTGATGCCTTCGCACTTCAGGAGAATTAGCGTCCACTTGTCGAAGTTTTTCTTCGCTCGGGATGTGGCACGGTCGTAACTCCTGATGACGGTCTCGACATCCTCCGAACGGGAGGCGACTTCGACAGCTTCGGGCAGAGTCTCCATGACGTAGCGGTCGGCCGCTTCCTTCGGAAGACTCCTCGCGTTGATCTTGAGCACCTTGCGTCCGTTCTCGGTGTCCCACTTGTAATCCCAGCTGCTCACGATATTGCGCACCTGGCGTTCGGACAACCCGAGAAGCTCCGCGGTCTTCGCTGAACTTATCCAGATCGGCTGCATCTTACTTGCTCGCTCTGCCAAGGAGGAATGCGCGGACACGGCGGGCCTGCAAGCATTCGCCGCAGAAGTGGTCGCGATTGACAGTGATTTTTGCGACGCCCCCGCAGATATCGCAGTAGCGGTCCGCCGAGGAAGAGATTAGCGTGTTCATTGGAACGGATGTGTTCATGGATTACCTCGTCTTGTTGTGATTGAAGATGAACTGGACTAGCCTTCCAGTAGGTGTTTTATTGCATAAAAGTCCCTTTCAACGGCCTTGGCTCTGGCATTAGGAACGATGGGCATAATCTTGTCATCGTCATTGATGTCGAAGCGTTGACCGACGATATTGAGTTTGGTATCTGCGTAAACCGCAACCGGATTATATCGTTGTGCAGCTGCACGGATCATCGTCATCATGTCATTGTCTGCAAGCGCTTTTGTGGTTTTCGCAGCGACTATGCGGTAGAACCCGCCGATATGTTTGATGTCATATTCAAGGACGATTGCCGTGTCGCGTCCGTCTTTGATATCGCGGAAACACTTGACTACGAATACGGTCTGTTGCATCTTACCCCTCCTAGTCCTTGTCGTTTGTGACGATTTCGAAAATGTTGTCGAAACCGTTCTTCTTGTCGAGCGCATAGATAGCGGTTTGCACCAGGAACTTCATAAAGTCCTTGTTGCTCGGGAAAACGTGACCTTCGTCGAACAGCTGCTGCTTGATGCTATTGATGCGCTTGTTGATATTTTTCGGGAAGGCCATCGACGGCATTATGTTGGGGAACAGTTCGCACTGCACAGGTTCTTCGGCTGGCACGACCTGGGCGTCTTCGGCCTTGGGCGTGTAGTCAATCTTGCGGCGTACCGTGTATTTGCCCGTCTTGCGGATGGTGGGCAGCACGTCTTCGACAACCCACTTCTCGAACTTGCGGGCGTCGGGCATGCGGCTGCGCATGACGAGGCGGTAGAGGTCGGGTTCGTTGATGGCGATCATAGCCTGCTTGCCGCCCTTGGTGTCCACCGTGATCTTCTTGCAGAGTTCGGTTTCGCCTTCCACCATGTCCTTCGAGTCGATGACCTTGGAGCAATGCTTGGAAATGGCGTCCTTGGTGTTCTTGTAGCCAAGGACCTTGCACACGTCGTCGGCGACGAACCACACTTCCTTGTTCTTGTCCTGCACCATTCGGATGCCGTCTTCGCCATTGAACAGGCGGTAGCGCAGCTTGAGCGCGGTCGCCGTGGTCGGGTCGAGCTCTTCTGCCTTGGGTGGTTCCTCGTGGACGGCGGGCAGGGTTTCGCCTCGGACTTCGCGGTCGAAGTCGGAGTCGCCTTCACCTTGGATTTCGGGTTCTCCCTTGGTCAAAGGGTGTAGCGATTCGCTATACCCTTCGGTGGTGTTTTCGGGTTCTTCGTCGAGGATATTCTTGAGCATTATGCGACTCCTTTGTTGGTGAGTCCCAGGTCCTTGAGGATGGGAGCGAGCTGTTTGTTGGTGCGGTAGCCCGTGGCCACATCCCTTATATATTGGGCGCTGTAGGGCTTTCCGGTGATCTCGGAGACCTTGGCGGCTGCCTTGCCCCATGCAATTTTCGTCACGGTGAAGTTGTTGGCCATTTGGCAAGTTTCCTTATTTTTAGTAGATTGTTTTTGTAGTGGTATTATTACCACTACATCAACAAAATTAATCAAAGATTAATCAAATGTCAAGAGAAAATTCAAAAAAGATTAATTTTTCTTCCGAAGATGTGCGAAATTTTGCCTCCGAGCGGTTTGGTACTCTGAAAAAATTGGCTGAAGCGATTGGCGTTAGTCAGCCTAATCTAACGCAAAGCCTTTCTGGCAAGCGGCCTTTTGGTGCGTCTTGGAGAGAAAGACTTGCCGAAGTAGGCTTTTTTGAATGGCTAAGCCCTAACGAGAAAGAATTAATCAATGATGAATCAATCAAAGGACTCTCAGGTGTCAAGAGAGGCTCTGAAAAAAATGATATTCTTGACATTAAGGGGGCCATTGTCCTATCCAACACACCCCTTGAACGGCTCGCCCAACTCGTAGGGGTCGCACCTGCCGTGCTATCTTCCTGGCAAGCCGGCTCGGCCACGCCATCGCCATCGCAACTCTCCACGCTGTTCAATCTCGTTGTCGCCCTCGGCCTCTCCGCCCAATCCGCGGCCAAACAAGACCCACCTGCCAAAGCTACCGCGTAAGAGGGAATATTATCGAGTTGGTTCCGCGTTTTGGCAGAATGATATAATTTAGTGGTAGGCGGGCAGGAAATCCCGCTGCTTGCCAGGTAGGCAAGCTTGCGTCCATGGAGGATCGCATGAACAAAGCAGTTCATTTTTCGCGTGAAGCGTTTTACTTCGTCGAGGCGTCCAGCAATGCTTCGAATTATCCCGTTCCCAATGGTCTCGCTACGATTTATCATCAAAGCGAGAAGGCTGTTCAAGTCTCTGAAAAGGATCGCGAAGTAATCGACCGTCGCCCAAAAGCAAATGCCGATACTGCATTTGAGGTGCTGGTCAATAAACTTAGTATGCTTTATAAGGGAGCGAGACCGGTTATTACCGACCTTCCAGAACCATCGGAAGAGAAAAAACGCCTTGACAACCTGAAAGCAATCTGCAAACCGATTGAGAACCAATAGTCCGAGAGTGTTCGCCCCGCACCTGCGGGGCGACACCTTCTTTTTCAAGGAATTTTTATGAGCACCACAACCGTCATCGATACCGTTCACCACATCGTCTACGATACGATTCATACAGTCTCCTTCGATACGGTCCATGTCCTTATGGACTCTTCGATAACCATACAGGCGTTGAAGGATTCGCAGGAATTTTTCTCCAGCTCATTCACCTGGCTGATAGGTATCATTGCCGCGTTCATGGTTTTCCTGATCTTTGGAGCCGAAAGGCTGTGGAGCAAGAATGTCAATCTCCAGCTTGAGAGGCTAAAGAAGGATTTTGAAGCGGTCTTGAAAGAAATGAACAGCGCGGCGAAAAAGGATATTGAAGACAAGGTTTCGGGCATAGGCAAAAGGTTGAACGAATTATCTGGTGATGTCGAAAGGGTGATTCCAAAACTTGTGATGAGCTACTTGTCGCAAGCGAAGACTGCGGGGACTGCGGATGCGTTTAGAATGTGTTCCGTGGCGTTCGACTTGATGGCGGTCAATTTCGGCTCCAGTCTTGTCCCTGTTGCAGACAAGGTTGTAACCTTTACTAGGAACCTTGTGGCCCACGAAGCGGTCACGATGAATGCGGATGTAAGAAAAGAACTGATGTACAGCATAGAGTGTTTCGAGGCTTCGTATATGGCGTTCTTTGTTGACAAGTCTGATGCGGAAAAGGCTGCTTCGTTGAAGGTCATCGCCCTGGCAAAAGCTGCGGTTGCAATGTTAGACGATAAATGATGCCACTCAACAGCACCACGAAGAACCACAATATTGCGCATGTGGTGAAAGGGTATTCTACCGTGAAGTAGCCGACTGCCTTTGTTGCTCTTTGAACAAGTTTTTTTATCATAGCAGTTCTCCTATGCGCGTAACGGCGTATTCTACGATGTCGTAGGCCTGCACAATCGCCAGACCCAAAACAGCGATATTGATCAGCAACGATGCCAGGATGATTTTGTTCAGGTCGTTCTTGTCCTGGTCGGTAAAGGAGCCTTCCTTTTGCAGTTCAGCACGGAACCATTCGTTGACGATTCCGGGCCATGTAAATTGTAGTGTGGCAAGCGTTGAAAGCTTGCCGATGAACGAGACCTTGTTCTTGAGTTTCATTTTGGTTTCTCCTTAGAAGAAATTGTCTATTGCATACAAGATTGACATTGTCCAAAGTGCGATATTCACGACGAAGGCGACTGCGGATATGACGGCGAAGGCGGTGTGGTTGGGGGCGGGCTCGCCTTGAACATACAGCTTTTGTTCGAGCAGTCCCATAATGATGAACGGCCAAAGAAAGAACAGTATTGGCCAAAAGAATATGTGCGGTAGTCGTATCATCTTTTTTTCTTTTTTGTGTTGTTGTCTTTTTCGTGCAATTTGGTTATATTTGCAATACAGAATGAGCGTCTGGGATTCCCTAACAGTTGATGACCTTCCGAACGAAGACCTTAAATGGGTCGCTACGACCCTCGGGCTCGATGTCGCCATTCGCATCTGGAAGAAGTTCGCGGGCAACCATGTAGCCTGTCCATCCCGGATGACTCCGAACGCAGTGCGCCGCTACATGACGGACAACTGCGGCAAGACTGTCCACCAGCTTGCCTTCGAGACGGGCGTGAGCGAACGTACGATTTACCGTTACCTTAACTTTGTGCCAAAGAAACTGGACAACGGGCAGATGAGCTTGTTCTAGGGTCATTTGAGTCCTCCGCGTTTCTTCATTTCACTTACAAAGTGGTCTACCAACATATCCTTAATTTTCTTTTCGTCTTCGTCCTGGAGCATCATGTAGGGGCGGGCGGGAATGTGTGAACCGGGGTGATTTACCTTCCCATAAAAGACGGGAGTACCGTTACGGAAAAACCTGAGTGCCTGCCGATTTTTGTACCATATTTCGTGTGCAGCTGTACTACCACCGTTTTGCATAGTCCTGGCGTAATTCATAGGGCCAGTCATTACGGTAACTGCCGTGCCGTCACTGTCCAGCTCGTAGTGGATGCTTTTCATCAGGGCCCCGGTGCCAATCAACGTCTTTCCCTTGGGCTTTTTCGATTCGGGCCACTTGTTGGGCCTGCCGCCTTCGCGGAAGTTCCGCCTGACGCTCTTGACAACTAGGTTGCCGACAGCAGCCATTACGGGTCTCGTTTCTACCGAGCAACGTCGCATTATGGCAATTATCGTGTTAAATTTGCCGATATCTACGTCTGCGTTGATAAAATTTGACATGGGGTATTGACTTTCCTTGTGAAAAATGGTATATTATTGGTATCTCTCGGTCGGACTGCCATGCCAGAATGAAGCCGGGAGACTCCTATGGCGTGCCTGGGCGACCAATGGATATATTTTTCACATAAAACTTTTCCCTTCCAATTTGATTTTCTTTCCATCGTCTCTGTACGCCGTCCATGCAGTAAGTTTGTGCTTGTACGCTCTGAACACGAAGACGATGTTCTTGTTCTTTGTTCCTTTCGCTTCGTTGAATATTCCGTAAAAAATCGCATTGAGCGATACTTCGCGCCTATTTGGCTGTTGCTGAAAAGAGAACCTGAAATCAGTTGGGTTGCTCAGTGTGGCGGCAAACATATTGATGAACTTCGACCGTTCGGGGTGCTGCATCAAGTGCTTAGCAAATTCATTGTATTCGATGATCAATGGATATTTTATCCCGTTGATTTCTTTTTCCAGTACCATTCCACCCTTGAAAAAACGAGTGTCCTTGCGCCCTGCGAAGGTATCCTTCAAAACGGAATCAAAATTCGAACAGAAGTCTTTTACGTTATCAACCTGTTTGTTGTATTTCGGCATTGGGATGGGCTTGTAATTTTTAGGTAATTCGAATGAACTCGGTTGCCAAATTCCGCTTTGTGGTATATCTTCGTATTTTTCCCAGCTTACTCCAGATACGCCCATGTCTGCATCGCCTATGCTGTAGTCCCAATTTTTACCGATGTTTGTTGTGTCATTAGGGCTGAGTTCATTGTCTTTGGTGCGGACAGTCTCTTTTTCGTCGCCACGGTCCATTTCGTACTTGCTAATGAACTCCTTTTCGCAGAGACATCCGAAACCGTTGGGCGGGCTATGCTTTTGCCACCACGGGTCATTCACAGGAAGTACGATGCCGTTCCACGCCTTGTGTTCTTCACGGCTTCCGGGGAGCATCTGGCAGATGTACTTTGCATGGGTGAACACATCAGGCATAGACCTTGCCTGCCGTTCTTGACCGGCTGCAGCACAGGTCAACATGTTTGTTTGGTAGATTACTTTCGAACGCCACGCACCGTATTTCGGCTTTTCCATCTTTTCGTCAAAGCTCGGGTCAGCGGCACGCCATTTATTTGCTATGGTGTAGAACCTGTCGCGGAAGTCTTGCAGGGTTTCTCCCTTGCTAATTGCTGCGTTTACGGCACTCCTGAAATCTCGCAGGATGTCTTCCTGCATACACCCGGCTACAGTAAATGCGCGGGTGTGCATTGCACCCTTGATGTCGTCCCATTTTTTTGTAGGCAGGACTTTCAGTTTGTCCTGGAAAAATTTGACGGCTTCCTTGTAGGCCCCCTGCTTGAAATCCATCCGTTTAGCCATCTACGATTCCCGCTTTCTTGAGGATGGAAAAACGACCTGCAAGGTCTGCGGCTAGGAAAGCCTGCTCCATTTCTTCGGCGATTTTTTCCATGGGCATTTCGGCGTAGCAGCCGATGAGCTTGTCGCGGACTTCTTCGAGGCTTTGGGCGTTTTCGACAAGTTCCCTGATGGGGGCGAGGATGTCCACCTTTTCACATTCGTCTGCAAGGCGCTCGGTGAATGCGTTCACCTGCTTGCGGAGCTCATGGCTGGTGTTGCGCACCTTGCCTTTCTTTTCGGGGCCTTCGGCGAACATGCCACCCTGCGGCTGGGGTTCAGTCATCTCGAAATACTTTTCGTCGATGCCGTAAACGTCGGTGATGTACTGGGCATTGAACTTGACGCCGAGCTGCGTGAGTTTCGAATCGCGTTCCAGGCGTGCCTGCTGCAAGTCTTCCGGGAGAATGATATTCATCCAGGGGATGACTTTCTCGTTCGGCCAGTTGAGTTCGTATATCCAGCGGATGAGCTGGTTGAAGCTCGACTCGATCATCGCAGCGTCATCGATGGTCAAGTCCTTGCGCACGTCGTTGTGCACTGTGGCCATGGCCTGCGTGCCGCCCGTGTTCGTCTGTTCGGTAGTGAGCGTTTCGCCTAGCCACGCCTTGCTCATTTCGGCGTCAGCCCAATGCACGAGTTCGCTGTGCGGGTTCGTGCCGCTCATCTTTGTTTCCAGGAGTTCCACGGAGCCTGTCTGCGGGATAACCGCCACGGCGTCGCGAACGAGCCCGGAGAGCATTTTCAGGAATTGGGCCTGTTCGTTCTCGGTGGTAGTAGGCGGGCACTTGCCGACCGCCTTGGGCATGCCGTACTTCTCGACAAAGAGCATCCAGAATTTGAGACCGCCTTTCTTGAATGCGAGGGGCCAGAAACATTTCGCACAGACGGGCTTGCCGTATGGGTTCTCTGCGGTCGGCCTGTGGCTCGTGACGATGAACTTCTTGTCGGGAACTGCGGTGCGGTTGTTCTGCTTGTCCTGGAAGAGGAGTTTACCGTTACCGTCGAACCTGAACCATTCCTGCGGGCGTTCCTTGATGGCCGTGGGCAGGATGAGCTTGCCCATGTCGGTGTCCACTGCGTCCCACACGATTTCGTGGACTTCGAAACCGTAGCCGATAGATTCGAGCATCTGCGAGATGGTGTTGCGGAGCTCCAGGTTCCAGAGGTATTCTTCCAGCATCTTCGCCTTCTTGGCGTCGCCCTTGGAACCGTCGATGGTCCACGGCCGGCTGGTAATCGCCGCGAAACGTTTGTCCTTCACCGAATCGAAGTGCCCGTCCACGAAGTTACGGTACACCTTGATGTTGCCGCCCTGCGCTTGCAGGATTGGGTCGGGGTTCGGCAGGTAATCTTCGCCCGAAACGAATGTCGCCACCTCACGGGTGGCAACTTCGGTCGCCAACCGGAGTTTTTCATCCCCGTTTTGGGTGATTTCGGTCTGTTTTTTCCTTTTTTTGCTCATGCAATCCTCGGTGTATTTCTAATCTCGTTGAATGGCCGTTCAAATTCGTTGAATTTTGATTTTCTGAACGCGGACGGGTCTTTACTAGTCCAGAACGAAAACGGGCTAGAAAGGGCCTTTCTGTGCGATTATCGGAATCCGCTAAAATCCAAGCTTTCCCCTTTGAACGGATTGTCGGTCTTGACGAATATCGGGCCCGCCGCATTCGCCGCTTTTGCGTGGTAAGCCAAAGCTGCGCCCCAGAAGAAGTCGCCGTGGCCCAGCTCGGTGCTCGCGGCGTCATAGCGCACGTTCCCGGCACTTGTGACAATCTTGCGCACTGCGTGGATGCTTTCGGCCTGTTCGTCCTCGATGCGGCCTTCGACTCCGGGGAACTTTGGGCACTTCTCGATGATGAGCTTCTGGTCTTCGAATGCCTGCAAGAGGCTTATGGCGAGGTCGGCCTTGACGGTGTTCGTGAACAGCACGCCTTCGACCTTGACAGAGCCGAACTTTTCCTGTGCCCTTTCGGTGAACTGGTCGCCAAGCCCCGTGCGGTCGATACAGGCACGCACGAGGTTCGGGAGCTTGAGGAACTTGTAGAGTTTTTCTTCAAGGAAGCTCCACTTCTTTTTCTGGTAGGCCTCGACGGCGCGGCATACGAGCTGGTCGCAGACGTCCTCGAAAACGTAGATGACGTAGAGGTGGCGGTGGCGTGCCACGTCGCATCCCAGGTACAGCGGGCCCTTCGCCTTTTCGAGCCCGAGCACTCCCTGGCGTTCGCAGCTGTGGATGAGGTCGTAGCTGATCATGGCCTTGGATTCATCCTGCGGGTTGCAGCAGTATTCCTCTTGCCAGATGGCTTCGGTGAGGCATCCCTTGTGTTCGTTTTCCAGCCACGCTTCGCGTTCTTTCCTGGAGAGCTTTCGCCCGCAGATACGGTCGGCGAGGCCTTCTTCCACTGCGAGCTGGATAGGAACGGTGTGCACGCTGTAATCGAGTTCGCCTTTTTTGCACTTGCCGATGATCAGGTAGAAAAGCGAGTTGACGCCGTTGTGCGTAGAGAGTATGCGGATTGAGTAACCCCACATGGCGGCGGGCTTCGCGGCAGCCCACATCTTGCGGTCGTCCTTGTGGTGTGCCGCTTCGTCCCAGACAATCTTACCGCCTTTTGAGCGGAACGCCTTGGGGTTGCTGGATAGTGCGTAAATCTTTGAACCGTTGTTGAACTCGATTACTTTGGACTTTACGCCTTTGTCTTCGTCGGCAAACTCACATTCGGAAATGTCCTCGCAGTTGATTTCCGCCAGCGCCTTTGCAATCGTGTTCAGCTTCGCAACCCAACCGGCTATGTAATCCATGTATTCTGCGGCGGCGGTCATATCTGCCGAGCTGAAGAATATCTTCAGTCCGGGCTGTTCTATGCAGTCCTGCACGTCTTCGAAGCTCTGCACGTAAGTTCCACCGATACGGCGGGACTTTTCGAGGATTTTAACCTTGCTCTTGTCGAGCAAGTACCTCTTTTGGTACGGAAAAAAGTAGTCGATTAGGCTTTGGTCGGGCATAGTCCAAGAGCTTCCTTCATTTTGGCGAGAGCGGCTTTCTGTTTTTCTTCCGGGGAAAGTTCGGACTTGTTGGCCTTGGGTGCTACGGCCTCGTACTTGCGGGCGTGTTCAGCTGTGTCGATGATGCGCTGGAGCGCGGTGTAGCGTTCGGGGGCAATCTTTACGCCGTCGAGTTCGTCCTGCTTGATCTTGCGGGCCATGACTTCGCCCAGGCTGAAGAGTTCGGCGTGGAAGTTCTTTTCGCCGCCGCTGATTTCGGCGCGGGTTTCTTCCCAGCGGTCTTCGGTCTTCCAGTTCTGTAGAGTGCGCGTGGAGATGTTGAGACGCCGGCTGATGTCTGCAAGACTCATCTGGTGGATGGTGTAGAGTTCCTTCGCCTTGGGCTTGAGTTCGGACTTGCTCATTGCTGTCTCCCTGCCTGGTGGGCCTCCGTGCAGCAGGCGCGTATCGCTTCGAGTGCACGTTTCTGGTCGTCGCTGTATTGCTTCAAGACTGATTCCCAACGCAGTTGGTCGTTGGCTGTGTTCTTTTCCCATTTCGCGTTTTCGTTTGTGTAGAAGATGCAAAGCATAAGGGCGAATATTGCGCCCACACCGAACTGCCGCAAGGCTTCTTTCCAGAATGATTTGTCCATGATATACCTCCTCGCAAAGTTACCTCATAGGCTCTGCCATAGGGCATGACATTGGCATGTGCTCTTTCTCTTTTGTTCGAGTACCTTTGGGAGCATGAAAGACAAGTTTCCCAAAATTCTCAAATCCGAAGACCTGAAAGAACCGTGGGTCGAGGCGTTCAAGACTGGCGAAGTCGTGGACATGGCTGGCAAATCCCACAACTTCAGCGAAGCCGACCTCAACGACCTTAACGAAGGAATCCACAACCAGCTTGCAGCCGGTTACCAGCCGCCGATGGTCAAGGGCCACCCGAAGGTTGACGATCCGCGTGTCGCCTCCATTGTCGATTCCAAGGTCGAAGACAACGTGCTGAAAGTCAAGCTTGACGACGTTTCCCCGGACTTTGCCGACGAGGTGAAGAAGGGCGGCTTCAAGTACATTTCGGCCGCGATTTACAGCAACTTGAAGAAGGGTTTGCGGCACCTGGGCGCTCTCGGTGCGCATGCTCCGGCGATGAAGGGTATGGCCCCGCTGTGCTTTGGCGAAGGAATGTTCGCCGAATCCGACAAGGGGTCTACAGAGCAGGACGTGTGCGTCTTTGCCGAGCCGTTCGCCTGGGACCGCCTGGTGCCCCGCACTGCTTTCGAATCTCTCGTGTACAAGCTGAGCGGTATCGGCCGCATGTTCCGCAGCCAGCGCGAACAGCTTATCGAGAAAGACGGCATCGAGGCTGCCGACAAGGTTTTCCCGGAATATGCCATCAAGGATATCGAGGATGTCGAAAGCGTCCTGAAGGATGCGAAGGATTTCCCGAAGCAGCAGCCCGCCCCTGTCGCAAGCGAGAAGACGGGCGACGGTTCCGCGAATTTCGCGGAAGGCTCCCCCAAGAACAAGAAATCCGGTCAGGGTTCGCTGGAGAACGGGAACCCCGACCCTCAGCCTACAACGCCCCCTCACGACGAACCGACCGTATCTATCCCGGAAGGTAATTCTAGCGAAGCGGCGCGGCTGAGCGAAGAGAACGCGGCACTCAGGGCGGAAAACGACGCCCTTAAGGCTGACAAGCTTGCAGCGGAGCGTCTTCGCGCAGGTGCTGCGTTCTCCGAGACCTTGGACCAGGCGATTGCCGAAGGCCGCTGCAACCAGGGAATGAAAGACCGTTTCGTGAAGGTGTTCAATGCAATGCAGCACCTGCCGCTCGATGGCGAAGGCTGCTTTGGCGAGGGTGAAGACCGCATCAACCCGGCTGCCATGCTCGAAGATACGGTAAAGAACCTCCCGAAGATCGTGGAGTTCGGCGAATCCGGCCTCTTCAAGGGCGAGAACAAGGCTGCAAGCGCAGCCCAGGCCATCACGAAATACAAGGCGGAGCAGGAGGAGAAGGGCCGCGAGCTCACCTTCGCAGAAGCCGCAGAAGAATGTTTCAACCAGTAAGGAGTCCCAGATGAAGGGTAATATCCTCGGATTTACGGCAGAAAATGCCGTCCCCGCCTTCCGCTTCGCCAAAGCAGGCACTGCGGATGGTAATGTCAAACTTGCCGGTGCTGGCGATCCCTGCCTTGGCGTAACCACCGATGTCGATTCCGCAGAAGGTCATCCCTGTGACGTGCAGGTTGACGGTATCGCCAAGGTCGAATGTGGCGGCACCGTGGCGTTCGGCGCGTCCGTCGAATCCGATGCCAGTGGCAAGGCTGTCACCGCTTCCGCGACTCCCGGATTCGCTATTGCCCTCGAAAGTGGTGCATCTGGCGACATCATCCGTGTGAAGCTCGACGGCGTTGGTGTCCCGACGACCCCGGTGAACGCCGTGAAGTACAAGGCTGCAACCGGTGGCGTGTCCAAGAACACTTTCGTGAAGCTCGGTTCTGCCGCTGGCGAAGTCACCACCGCAGGTGCTGGCGATGCCGTGCTTGGCGTGGCCATCAACGATGCCGCAGCAGGTGCCGACGTTGAAGTGCAGACCTACGGTATCGCTTCCGTTGTCGCGAGTGCCGCCATTGCTGCGGGCGCAAAGATCAAGAGTGCGGCAAGCGGCAAGGCTGTGACCGCCTCCACTGCAAACGATGTTGTGTACGCCATTGCCCTCGAAGCAGCCTCTGCCGCGGACGATGTCATCAAGGTCCAGGTCGGCTACGCCGGTGTCATCTCGTAATAATCAAAAAAGGAAGTGCAACATGAAGAAGATTACCAAAATCGCCCTCGTGCTTATCTCTCTTGCGTGCGCCGTCTGCGTCTTTGCAGGTGCCGACACGCTTACCGCCTGCGGCGTACCGCAGATTGTCTGCGACATCTTCGGTGTCGGTGGAGCCGGTGCTTCGATTGCGCCTATTCTCCCGATTGGCGAACAGCAGACCGGCCTCGTGATCGCATACAAGAACGCCGAACTCATCGCAGACCAGGTGATGCCGGTCGAAAAGTTGGAAGGCAAGGAACTGTCCTTCAAGTATTTCGTCAGGACCAAGGGTGATGCGTTTACCGTGCCTGATACGAAGGTTGGCAGAATGTCCGAGCCGAATGTGATCCACCTTTCCGGCGAAGAGAAGTCCGATTTTGCTGTGGCCCATGGCCTTGAAGATATCGTACCGATCGAGGATATTGACCAGATTGGCGACAAGAACCGCTACGTCAACACCCGCTTCCAGTATCTCATTGACCAGGTGCTGCTAGGCCGTGAAGTCCGCGTTGCAGGCATTGTACAGAATACGGCGAACTACGCCTCCGGCAACACCCATACCTACGAGAATAACGAAGGTATCGGTGCGGACGGGTTCAATATCGTCGATGTGATCAACGAGTATCTCGAAAAGCTCATCGTTCGCCCGAACAGAATTGGAATGGGTTCTACCGTGTTCAGCAAGCTCCGTACCGACCCGAACGTGCTCCGTTGCGTATATCCGAACGGCAACGGCCAGGGCATGGCTACCCGCCAGCAGCTTTGCGACCTCTTCGAAGTGGACGAAATCATCGTGGGCAGGGCCCGCGTGAACACCACCAAGAACGCCAAGAACCTCGAACTCGAACGCTGCTGGGGCAACAACATTTGGGGCCACTACCAGGAACCGCTGTCCAGCCTCAAGGACGGTGTGGCATGGGGCAAGACCGCCCAGGTTGGCGAACGCTTCTCTGCCATCATCGATGCTCCGAACAAGGGCCTCAAGGGCTCCGAAGTCCTCAAGGCCGGCTTCTACCAGAAGGAAGTCGTGCTCGCCAAGGATGCCGGCTTCCTCCTGAAGAACGTCGTGAAGGTCGCCTAACAGATGAACTACTGTACGCTCGAAGATATCCGGGGCCATGTCCCCGAAGCCCGCCTGGTCGAGATTACCGACGACACGAACCCGAATGCCACGGGTGCTGTGAAAACGGAAATCGTGGACAAGGCTATCGCCGAGAGTAGCGATATCATCGATGCCTATATCGGCAAGCGGTTCCAGTTGCCGCTTCCGGGTATCCCGAGCGTACTGCGTACCATCTGCATCGACCTTTCGATCTACAACCTGTACGAACGTGTGACAGAGCTGAACGTCTCCGACGGCATGCAGCTCCGTTACAAGAACGCCATTGCCCTTCTGAAAGGCATTGCCGAAGGAGACGTATCCATCGGCATTGTCCCGGAAGAGGCTCCCGCTGAAATGGGTTTCAGCGTCAAATCAAAGTCCGGTGACGCCGTGTTCACGATGGAATCAATGAGGTCCCTATGAGCGCTCCGCAGCAAGTCACCGACTGTTTCATGATAGAATCGGCCATAAAGACCTTGATTGCCAACGGGAACGACCCGCAGATGGTTTTCAAGGCGGTCGATATCCAGAAGGATTTACAGACCATCACGCAGCCGAGCTTTACGGTGGCTGCCATTTCGGGCAAATTCGAACCGCAGGACAACAGCGGGAATATTGACGAAAATGTTGACGTGGTGGTGACTCTCGTCGTCAAGAATCTTGCGAACGAGGAACAGCGCAGGAGACTCATTCACCCCATGGTCTCCTACGTAGTGCAGAAACTGCACGGCAACGATCTTGGGCTAGACATGGAACCGCTCACGGTGAGCGGATGGGACGATGTGACATCCAACCAGCACCTTGCCTTGGCCCTCTCGCTGTTCGAAATCAAGTTTAAGACGCAGTTCACGCTTAAGCCGGAGGCTGCCGAATGCAGCTACAGGGAACTGCTGTCCATCGGCTCTACATTCAAGAGCGAAACGCCCGAACACGAAACGCTTGCGCAGGGCGAAGTCATTTTCAACGAGGTAACCAATGAGTCTGACTAACAACATCCCGGAAACCATGGTTCCGGGCTCCTACACGGGCTTCAACTTCTATGCCGGCCCGAACGGTCTCCCCGCCAACATCCAGAAGGTGTTGCTTATCGGCGACGTGTCTTCTGCGGGCTCGCTCGCGGTGGAAACGCCCACCGAAGTCGGCTCCGAAAGCGAAGCTTACGAGCTTGCCGGTGCGGGTTCCGTGCTCATGCAGATGTACAAGGCCGCGAAGAAGGCCTGGAAGTACGCCCAGATAACGATGCTTCGCCATGCCGCCGTGACGGGTTCTGCCGCCAGCTGGGCGTTCACATTGACGGGTTCTGCGACTAAGACCGGAAAGGTCGCTGTCATCTGCAACGGTATCGAATATGCCGTCGGTGTCGCCAAGACCGATGCACCGGACGCTATTGCCGTAGGCCTTGCCGATGCCATCAACAAGACTCCAGATGCACCGTTTACGGCTGTTGCTACCACGGAAGAAGTCACGGACCAAACCACCCATGAAACATCGAACGTACCGACCGGCGAAGTGGTGCTCACCGCAAAGTGCAAGGGTGCGTATGTTTCCGCAGCTGCTGGTGGCCTGAACGTGTCCGTCAACAGCGAAGCCGAAGGGATTACTGCCGGCTCGATTACCGCCACCGCAGGTGTCGGCACCGTGGACATCGAAACTGCCCTTGCTGCCGCTTTCCCGGAACGCTACCACATCATCGTGTCCCCGGTGAACGATTCTACGACGCTCGGCCATCTCAAGACGCATCTTGAAGCCGCAGCTGCACCGCTTGAACAGCGCGGCCAGCGCGCCGTCTGTGCGGTGGTCTCGGCCACGGCATCCGCTGCCAAGGCTTTGGCACTTGCCCAGAACTACGAACGCCTGCACATTGCGGCTGTCAAGAACAAGATCAACGCTACCGTGTGGGAAATCGCAGCCGGTCTCGGTGCCATTTTTGCGAGCAACACCAAGCCGAACGTCCCGATGGACGGGGTCGCCATCCCTGGGCTTGCCATCCCCGCTACCAAGGACAAGTGGAGTGGCGAGGAACAGGACCTCCTTCTTTACGGCGGCGTGATTCCGCTGGTAGAAGAAGACAGCCAGCTCTGCATCGTGCGTGCCGTGACGACCAGGAGCAACAACAGCGGCTCCCGCTGGACCAAGCTCGTCGATACGGGCATCATCGCCTCCCTCGACTACTTCCGTGACAGCATCCTCGCGATGCACCGCGCCAAGTATAAGAACAAGGTGATTCACGAACTGCTGCCCGACGCCGTGAACGAGGACAACAAGAAAATCGCCAAGGACCTTGAAGGCGAAGAAATCCTGCGTTTCATCGACGATTACGCCGACCAGTTCATCACCGAGGAATCGAAGACTGAACCGGGTCGCCTGCTGTGCCAGATTCCGGCTCCTGTCGTGCCTGGCCTGAACCAAATCTATTCCACCATCGACCTTTACCTGTAAGGAGTTGAAAGATGAAAATTTCCCAAGTTACAATCGTCCTCGACGGCGAGAAGATTACGGGCTTCAAGCAGTTCAAGGAAAATGAGATCGAAGAAGCCCAGACCGTGGAACTTGCCGATGGCGAAGACGTGGTGGAAGTGCCGCCGAAATATGGTTTTTCGCTTACCGTCGTGCCCGACAGCGGTGCCGACCGCGACTGGAGCGGTACAAAGAACGCGACTGCCATTATCCAGTACAAGGGTGGCAAGAAGGTCGTGTTCACCGGCTGCCGTCTCCTGAAGCAGACTCCTGGCGACATTGACGGCAAGACCGCCAAGGAAACCCAGCTCGACTTCTATGCCCGCACTCGCAAGGTAAGCTGATGTCGGATCTCGAACAAGCCATTCGCAACGAAAAGCCCGACGAACTCATCGAACGCATCAAGACATCCCACGATGTCAGGCGCGTGGTGAATTGGCCGGGTCGCCCGGATATCAAGATTGAAATCCGCCTGCTGTCGCTTTCCGAAGCTCGCAAGGCAAAGGTCGATAACCAGCTGGAGTTCAAGAAAGATGGCATTGCAGTCGAATGGTACAATGCAGCCGACTACCGTGAGCAGGAAGCGGCTCACGGCATGTGGCGGGCATTCTACAACGTCGATACGGGCGAGCGCATTTTCCGCTCGGCAGAGCACCTGCGTTCGTTCTGTACTCCCGACGAACTGAAGAAGCTTTGCGACGAATACAATGCTTTTTCTGAAGAATGTGACCCGAGCATCGACGAACTTTCGGACGAAAGTATCGAATCGCTCATTGACACGCTAAAAAAAACGCCGGACCAGGTTCAATCGAAAGTCGTAAGCTTGAATACGGCCTGGAAGCTAGTGCGTACTTTGGTTGCCCGGTTGCAAGCATAACTGACGCCCAGTGGCTCCTCGTCTTTGCGATGAAGGGGCTCCTGGAACCCAACGAAGAAGACAAAGGATGGCAGACAATTGGCGAATAACGAAGTCACATTGCGAATCGGGGCTGATGCCGCGGGCCTTCGGAATGGCCTGCGCCAGTCCACGGCTGCCGTCTCGTCTTTTGGTATGAAGGCCAGGGCGACCATTGCGCGTGTCGGCGGTTCTATGCGTGGGCTTGCCGACCGTATGGTCACCCCGTTCAATTCGTTGGTGCTTGGCGGTGGGCTTGGCATGGCCGTCAAGAACGTGGGCGACCTTTCCGAATCGCTCATGTATTATGGCTTTGCCGCAAAGAAAAGCGACGCGGACACGAAAGTGTTCCGCGAATCGCTGCATAAGACGGCGATCGAGACGGGTGTCGCCGCCAATGAAATCCTGAACGGTGTTTCAAAAATCGGTGAAATCACGGGTGACTTTGATTTTGCCGAAAAGATGAGCGTTAGCCTAGCCAAGGCGTCCAAGGCTTCCCAAACTTCTATTGATGACCTGGCTGCCGTAGCGTCTTCCATGAAAGGTTCCATGGGGTATAGCGCCGACCAGGTTCTTAATGCCTTTAATGCCTTGATTATTCAAGGCGAAAAGGGTTCGTTTACTTTGCAGAGCTTCGCCGCCGAAGGTAAGGCGTTGCTGGCGTCTGCATCTACGTTTGGCATTAAGTCCACGGATCAATTCGCCAAATTCGGTTCTTTCCTCCAAATTGTCAATGAAAAAATCAAGAGTTCAGCGGAAACAACGACATCGGTTTCTGCGCTGTTTTCTGAACTGATCGACAAGGCAGCCGATATAAAAAAGAAATTTGGCGTAAGTGTATTCGACAAGAACAATGAACTTCGCGAATTTGATGTAATTATCAAGGAAATCATGGCAAAGACGGGCGGAAGTCTTAAAAAGTTGTCGCCTGTATTTGGCGCATCTTCGATGAAAGCCATCAATCCCCTGATTGGGGAGTTCCAAAACAACTGGGAAAGGATGGATGACATTGCCAAGGCTGGTATCGAAGGGATGAAAAATTCCGATGTCCTGGA